TTAATAACAATGCTGGTAATAACACAGTAGGTCCAGGAGAACTTGCAATGTATTGGCTGTATAACTTTCAAAAGAACCCAGTAACAACTTCTGCTAATCATAATGATGCAGATCCAGACCTTACTGTAGGTACTGTAAAAACTGAAGTAAAGTCATATAAAAAACATACTGGAAAAATAGGTTTAGGAAAGTTTGGAGATCAAAAGAAAAATCTAGCTGCTTTAACTGTTATATTTGGTATACAAGCATTAAGAGCAGTATTAAATTTTGATGAGAAGAAAAAAATAGTTAGACCTACTAGTTTTACAGATAATGAACTCATTCAGGCATTAGAATACTTTTTAGAACTTAAAAATACCCCAGGATTACTTCAAGCTGCTTCTACATTTGATCTTATTAGATCTGTGAAAGAAAAAGTAGACTTTATTGATGGTCTTCTAAAACCTACTGATGCTAAATCAGCTGCTTCTAATATGATGGGTAGATTAGCAATAGAAAAATTTAAGAAAAAACCTGGAGATGGAAACTATATAGCATCTGTTTTAGAAAGTGGAGAAATATATTATTTTTATATAGACTTCAAAAAACTTAAAAACGTAGATCTTTTAGATAAAGTATCAGTATCAGCTGGAGAACTAAAAGTAGATTATATGTCTCTTTTCGGTAAATCTGCACCTTCAGGAGATTAAAAATAGTTATGGCAAAAGATATAAAAAAAATAATAGCACAAGAGTATATCAAGTGTGCTAAAGATCCGGCTTACTTTATGAAAAAGTATTGCCATATACAGCATCCTACTAGAGGGCGTATTTTATTTGCTTTATATCCATTCCAAGAAAAAGTACTTCATTTATTTAGAGATCATCAATACCTTATTACTCTTAAATCAAGACAGTTAGGTATATCTACTTTAGCTTCTGCTTATAGTCTATGGTTAATGTTATTTCATAAAGATAAAAACATACTTGCATTAGCTACTACTCAAGCAACAGCTCGTAACTTAGTTACTAAAGTAATCTTTATGTATGATGAGTTACCGAAGTGGTTAAAGCTACCTTCTGTTGAAAAAAATAAACTATCTCTTAGGTTAAAGAATGGATCTAAAGTACAAGCTAAATCATCATCTACTGATGCTGCAAGATCAGAAGCGGTATCGTTACTCTTAATAGATGAGGCAGCATTTATAGATAATATAGAAGATACATTTACAGCAGCACAGCAAACCTTAGCAACGGGTGGTCAATGTATGGCCTTATCAACTCCGAATGGTATTGGTAACTGGTTTCATCAAACATGGGAAAGAGCTGAATCAGGTGAGAATAGTTTTATACCAATAAGACTACCTTGGACTGTACATCCTGAAAGAGACCAATCATGGAGAGATCAACAAGACTCAGATTTAGGACCTAGAATGGCCGGTCAAGAATGTGACTGTGACTTTTTAGCTTCTGGAGATACTGTATTCGAACCAGATGATATGTCTTATTACGAACAGACATATGAAAAAGATCCTCTTGAAAGAAGAGGGGTGGATGGTAACTTATGGATATGGGAAGGAGTAGACTATATGAAATCATATATGGTAGTAGCTGACGTCGCTAGAGGAGACTCTTCTGACTATTCCGCAGCTCATGTATTTGATATAGAGAACTGTGTTCAAGTGGCCGAGTATAGAGGTAAACTATCACCTAAAGATTTCGGTAATTTTTTGACAGGTTTAGCATCCGAGTATAATGAAGCACTTCTCGTAGTAGAAAATGCTAATATCGGATGGGCAACAATAGAGCAGGTTTTGGAAAGGGAGTATCGCAACCTTTACTACAGTTCCACTTCTAATATGGAATCAGTAGAATCATATATGCATAAGTATGAACGAGATAAACTCGTTCCTGGTTTTACAATGTCTATGAGAACTCGTCCGTTAGTTATAGCTAAGATGATCGAATACATTCGAGAACATTCAGTTACGATTCAATCAAAAAGGTTAATGCAGGAGATGCGAGTATTTGTGTGGAAAAATGGTAAACCACAAGCACAAGATAGATACAATGATGATTTAATCATTTCTTGTGCTACTGCTCTATATGTTAGAGATACAGCTTTAAAACTACGTCAACAAGGTATGGATTTAGCTAGAGCTCAACTATCTTCTTTTAACAATCTAAATGCTCAAAACCAAGTAGTTATGAAAAACGTTGGTAATATGAGAGAAAATCCTTATCTTACTAAGACAGCCTATGGTGAAGAAGACATCAGATGGTTGTTAAAATAGATCTATTTATAAATAAATATATACCGTAATGGCGGATACTTCACTTTTTGGTAGATTACGTAGACTTTTTGCTAGTGATATAGTAATAAGAAACGTAGGAGGAGATGAACTGAAAGTAGCTGATGTTAATCAAATACAGACTACAGGAAGATATGAAACAAACTCTTTAGTAGACAGGTTCACTAGACTCTACCTTTATAATAATAAAAACATATTTAATCCTAATCTGAACTATCAGACATTAAGGGTTCAACTTTATTCTGATTATGAAGCAATGGATTCAGATCCAATAATAGCTTCAGCATTAGATATAATAGCTGATGAAGCAACAGTTAAAAACGATCAAAACGAAATATTATCAGTTAAATCATCAGATGAAAATATTCAAAGAGTTCTTTATAACTTATTTTACGATGTACTTAATATAGAGTTTAACTTATGGTCATGGACTCGTAACATGTGTAAGTATGGAGACTTTTTTCTTAAGTTAGAAGTAGCAGAAAAGTTTGGAGTATATAATGTACTTCCTTATACAGTTTATCATATGGTTAGAAGAGAAGGAGAAGATCCTGAAAATCCTTCTAAAGTATTATTTCAACTTGATCCTGACGGTATAGCTTCTTCTCAACATCCTAACTACTTACCAAAACGTAAAGGAGAAAGTAGAGTAGTAGAGTTTGATAACTACGAAATAGCTCACTTTAGATTAATATCTGATACTAACTACTTACCTTATGGACGTTCTTATTTAGAACCAGGTAGAAAAATATATAAGCAAGTTACATTAATGGAAGATGCGATGTTAATACATCGTATAATGAGAGCACCTGAAAAGAGAATGTTCTATATAAATGTAGGAGCTATTCCTCCTAACGAGGTAGAACAGTTTATGCAGAAGACTATCAATCAAATGAAAAAGACTCCTTATGTAGGAGAAGATGGTCAATACAACCTAAGATTTAATCTTCAAAATATGATGGAAGACTTCTACCTACCTGTTAGAGGAGGTGATACTTCTACTCGTATTGAAACTACTAAAGGATTAGAATATGACGGTACTGCTGACGTTCAATACTTACAAGCTAAGTTATTTGCTGCATTAAAGATTCCAAAAGCTTATTTTGGGTATGAAGGTGATTTGCAAGGTAAGGCTACTTTAGCAGCAGAAGATATTAGATTTGCAAGAACAGTAGAAAGAATACAAAAAATAATGGAATCAGAGTTAACTAAAATAGCTCTGGTACATTTATACACGCAAGGATTTACAGGAGAAAGTCTAACTAACTTTGAGATAAAGTTAACAACTCCTTCAATAGTTTTCGAACAAGAGAAGGTTGCATTACTTAAAGAAAAAGTTGATCTAGCAGCTCAAATGAAAGATTCTAAAATGTTCTCATCAGATTACATTTATGAAAAAATATTTGATATGTCTGAAGATCAATATATGATGGAAAGAGATCTTGTAAGAGAGGATAGTAAGACAGCATTTAGAATAGCACAGATTGAAAACGAAGGTAACGATCCTGCTAAGTCTGGAACTACTTACGGTACACCTCATGATTTAGCTTCAATGTACGGTAGACGAGCTACTTCAACACCAAAAGGTGGCGCTCCTGGAGAGTTACCACAAGGTTACTCAGAAATGGAACCTAAATGGGGCGAACCAGGACCAGAAGGTGGAAGACCAAGAGAAAAAGCTTCTGTTTATGGTACTAATCAAAACCCACTAGGAGGACGTGATCCTTTAGGAGTAGATGGCATGCATGGAGGGTTTCCATCGGATAATGAAAACGTAATGGAAAACCTTTCTACTCAAGCTGTTTACCATAAAAATAAAGAAGCATTAAAGAATATTGTATTTAAAGAAGAGACTAAGTCTGAACCTGATCTTCTCAAAGAAGACAACATTAAAGATTTAGGTAAATAATACATATTTATATATAGTAAACGTGTATAATGAAGATAAAACATTCAAAATTCCGTAATACCGGGCTTATCTTTGAACTGCTTGTAAAGCAAATCACTGCTGACACCCTTAACAATAGCGATTCAGCCGCTGTTTCTATACTACAAAAGTTTTATGGTAACTCAAGTTCTCTTTCTAAAGAGTATAAATTATATGAGTTTATCACTAAAAATAGAAACGTAAATCAATCTAAAGCTGAAGCTATAGTTTCAACTATTACAGAAGTATCAAGAAAACTAGATCAAAAATCTCTTAAGAGTCAAAAATATAGTCTTATATCTGAAATAAAAAAACACTATAAGATTGACGAGTTTTTTGGTATGCAAGTTAGAGATTATAAACCTCTAGCTGCTTTATATTGTCTATTAGAGGCTCAAAATAATGATAATCTTATTAACCCTCAATCATTAATAGATAATAAAACAACAATATTAGAGCACTTAACCTCTGCTCAACAAAACGAGGAGCAAGTAAAAGATACTCTTATTGAAGAATATTCTAAATATGATAAAGATCTTAAACTTCTAACATTTAAGATACTATTAGAAAAGTTCAATAAAAAATATAAAAACTTACTTCCTGAACAAAAAAATATTTTAAAAGAGTTTATTACTTCAGTTAACTCACAAACACGTTTACGAAATTTAGTTAATGAAGAAATGAACAAAATAGCTTCTGCTGTTAGAAACTTATCTTCAAGAGTTAAAGACGAGGTAGTAAAAATAAAACTAGATGAAGTTGCGAAATCTATTAAACCTTTATCAAATAAGGATAAGATTAAAGACAGTCATTTAGTTAACTTAATGCAATATTACGATTTAGTTAATGAGTTAAAATCTCTGTAATGAAAAAATCAGAGCTAGTCTCATTAGTTAGAGAAGTAATGAAAGAGTTAGATGAAGCTAATACTACTAACGTAGGAGGAGCATCATTTACCCCAGGAGCAGGTGCTCAATATGCTACCCCCTTTGCATTTGGTAAGGGAAAAAGAGCAAAAAAGACATTGAATAAACTAGGCTGGAAGAAGCAAGAACGCCCAAAACGGCCATCACATACTAAAGGATTTGACTACTTATAAGATATGAGACAAGTAACCGCAACAGAAAAATATAACGCCGTTTTAGAAGGCAAAATGGCTAAAAAAGAGTTTGTACGTCAGATGAGACAGAAGTTTCCTATGTACGTCTCTCAATATAATGGATTCGACGACACAGTTCAAATCCTAAAAAACAAGCAAATGATCTTCGAGATTGCTAAACCTGCCTTCTCAGGTGTAAAAGTATACGACGATAGACCAGCTTTAACTTATTCACTAGATGCTTTAGATAGAGCAGTAAGAATAGAACTTGGAGTTTTAGGACTTGATCCTGCTACTGATGTTATCAAAAAAGATGATTTAGATAAAGCAACCAAAAAAGCTAAAGATAATCTTGAAAAAGATTCAAATCATTATATAAACTTAATGGCAGGAGAATCTAAAAAAGTTGACAAACAAGATCAAGAGAGAGAAGTAAAAAGAGGAGCTAAGGATGTTGATGTTCTTAACGGTATGAAAAAAGCTACTCTAAAAGAAGAAGTTGATCCTAACCCACCTATGTCAGAAGATGCTAAAAAAGCATTATTAGGTAAGGTAGTAGGAGCTTTAAGAACTGACTACCCAGACGTTACTGCTGGTATAATCAAGGATTTTATCAAAAT